GTCGGTGCTGCCGCCTACGCCATATACCGCCGCGATGGTGCATTTGTTGATGGCATCCAGATAGTCCTCCCGCACCTTGCTGGCGGTGATCTGCACATTGTCCTGTCCCTTGACGGGACTTTCACCCGGCGCGGTGGTAAAGGTCACGATCCCCTTTTCCCGGTCAACGGTGAAGTCGGTGTTCTCCACCTTGTCCACCCAGTTGCCCTCCGCATCCAGAATCTTTGCCGTCACGGGATCGTCGCTCAGTTCCTTGGTGGTCAGCTGGTACTCCGTGGCGTCCGCCGTCCCCAGAAAGCTTTCCGTCCATTTCTTGCCCAGCAGATTCAGTCCCTCGTATACCTGCCCGCCGCCGGTGGGCCGCCGGGAAATGATGATGGTGGGCACCGTGGCGTTGTCCGCCACCGCCGACAGTGTTTCGCCGTCATATACCTGATAGGTGGCGCCATCCAGCAGGTACAGCTTCTGGTCAAATACGAAGCTGCGGCTCCGGGCGTTGGCCATGGCCCCGATCTCCGTCAGGCTCCACGTCCCGTCCGTGGCCTTCACCAGCCGGTAGAGCTTTGCTCCCGCGTGGATCAGCGTCTCCTCCAGCAGATGATGCACCCCGTTGATGGCAGCGCCCTCCGGGGCCGTCAGCTTGGTGGTATATCCCATTCGCTTGCGCACCTTGCCCACCTGATCCCGGATCATGTTGGGCGCCGCCGGAGAGCGGGACTTGTCCACGTTGCTGGGGCTGTTGTTCAGATCCACGCCCCGGAACGTCTCCACCACGAGGCTGTTGCGGGCGGTCTCGCTGGGTACATTGAATTGCGCCATTGCTTAACACCACCCCGTCGTATACCGGGCCGGTTCGGCCCGCAGACCCACCGTGCCCGCCTGCCATGCCGCCTGCAATTTCTGCAAGCCGTCCTCATACTCGTTGCGCAGCACCGTTGCCATGGCCAGTTCATCCTCCTTATAGAGCTCTGCCGCGATGTACAGGGGGATCAGCGCCGCCGCGTCGGGCGGCATGTCGATGGTCTCCTCGTCCGGTGTCTGGGTGGTGATGGTCTGGGGATAGGCTCGATACCATACGGTGTACTCCCCCGTCACATTGCCGGGGATCACCAGCACGTCATCCCCCTCGATGCTCCAGTCCTCTGCCACATCGTAGATGTTGCCATCGTCCAGCATCACCGTGCCCCGGTCGATGCACCGGAACCGGGGCAGATAGAAGCTCAGGCTGATCTTGTAGCGCTTTTCCACCGCCGGCAGCGTCAGCTTGTCTGTCTCCACCGTTTCGTCGGCGCCGTCGGCGATTTTGATGTGCCAGTCCTTCAAGATGGGCCGCCCCACCGCCGCGATCTGCTGCATGGCCTCGTTGGCCTTGCCGGGCATGGCGTTGATGTACTCCTGATTAATGTCGTCCACCGTAATGACCACACCTTCATTAGAGAACATGGTTTGCAAGGCAATCAGCTTTACATCGCCCCAAGTCATAGGCGTTCCTCCCTTCCGTTCTTCAAAAAAGGCCCGGTCATGAAAACCGGGCCTTTTTCCGCGCTATGTACTCAGCTTAGGTCAGATCGGTGCCGGTGCTCATGTTACCCGCGCTGATGAACCGCCAGTCCACGAAGCCCGCGCCGAAGCGACTGAAGCCCTTCCACACGTTGTTGTCGTTGTTTTCGTCCAGAACGGAGCGCACCTCCAGCTTCACACGATCCTGGAAGATAGCGGCGTCCGCCATCTGGATAAAATGGCTGTCCAGCAGGAAGAAGGGCACGTCCGTCTTGCCCAGATCTTTCAGCGCCTTGGTCATATACGGATCCACGATCACGTTCCACCGGCCAAACTGGTAGTTGTAGGCGTTGTTGGCCGATGTCGGCTCCTTGTCCGCGCCGATAGCGCTGAACACCTTGTCCTTCAGTGCCGCGTCGTTGGGGATCCAGATGGTGTCGGGGGCCACCGCCAGCAGCTCGCCGTTGTCGCCGGTGCGGTTCTGCATCTCGGTCTCCATCTTGCCCAGCACCGTGGCACTGAAAGCGCCCTTATAGAGATTGCACTGCTTCGCGCCGTCCACCTTGTTCACGTGCTCCTTGTGGAACAGGTTCAGGCCGTCGGCGCTGCCGCACTGGAAGCTCTTGCCGCCATAGGCAACGGTGGTGCCATACAGGCCGCCGGCGTACAGCGCCCGGCCAAACAGCTCACGGGTTCTGCCATAGCTGGTGATCAGCTGATTGGCCCGCTGTTTCATGGTGCCGATCATGGCGTCCTCCATCAGCTCACGGGTCACAGCAAAGGAGTTCTTGAAGGTCATGTTCTCAATGTCCTTCTTATAGGACTCCTGGAATCCGGTCTTGGGGTAGTCGCCGCCTTCCCCCACGGGAACAAAGCTGTCCATGGCCGTCTCCGCGCTGTAGCGCTCGGCCCAATGGCGGCTGGTCTCCATGCGGAACAGGTACTTCAGCAGGCTCTCCCGCTCAAAGGCCTCGCCCCGCTTCTCCAGATAGCTTTTCAGGGGCACCTGACAGTTGCCATAGATAGAATCCACCAGCCCGCTGCCGATGGATACGGTACAATAACCACTCATGTCTCATGATCTCCTTTCTTAGAATCGCACCACAACACGGCTGCCCACGGTCTGGCCGTCGATGGCCAGCACCTCGGCCACGCCGTTGGTGGTAGTGGCGGTGACGGACGCGCCGTCCGTGTGGATGGTCAGCTTGTTACCGACGCTGACCGTGGCACTCTCCGCCGGGGCCACGCCCAGTGTGGTCTCGAACTCCATGTAGTCCTGCACCGCCACGCAGGGCACCTCACCCATGGCGTTGACGGGGCCCACGCACACATAGGCGGGCTTTGTCGCGCCGGTACATTTCGTCACCGCGCCGCTGGCCACCTTCAGCGCCTCGCCAACGGTGTAGGTCTCGCTGTCAGTGGCGGTCTTATACTCGATAGGGGGCGTCATACCCACCTTCATTCTGCTCAATGCAAACATGCTGCTTTTCAGCTCCTTTCAAATCGTTCCTGTCATTGCGAGGAGGCCGCAAGGCCGACGCGGCAATCCGTTCCCACCTGAACATAGATTCCCACGCCAGTGTGCGCACTGGCTCGGAATGACAAGGCCAAAAGTCATTACTTTTGTCATTACTTTCGATACGCCCCGTAGGCTTTGGCAATCTCCGCGTCAGTGGCGTCCGGCATAAATGCCCGATACGCCTCCTTCTCCGCCTCCGTGGGCTGATAGGGGCTCTCCCCTGCCGCAGCGGGCATTCCCGCCAGATGGCCCTTGCCGCTGGCCCGGTTGATCCCGGCCTGACGGGCCGCGCCCAGCCGCCGGGTGTCGATATCCTTCCGGTTGGCCAGATAATAGGCCTCCTCGATGCTCAGTCCCTTCTGGACGTAGGCGTTGAACTGCGGCCCCGTGGGCATGGCGGCGATATCCTCCACACTGCCCACGCTGGCGCCGTACAGCTGCCGGATAGTCTCCACACCCTGCCGGATAGTCTCCTGCGCCCGGTCGTTTACGGCCTTTGCCTGTTCCCGGATGGAGGCAAGCTCCTGCCGCTGCACCTGCTGCCGCAGGGGTCGTACCGCTTCGTCCACCATGCCGCGCACGGTTTCCGGGTCAATGCCGGCGCTTTGCAGCTGCGCCGTGCGCCGGGCCTGCCGGTCAGCCTCCTGATAGGCCCGGTAGTCTGCTTCGCTGCGGATCGGCTGTCCGGTGTATGGGTTGTTCTGGCCGTGGAACATGTCCGCGTAGATACGATCCACACGGGCCTGCGCGGCGGCCTCCGCCGCCTGCTGCTGGGCTTCCCTTTCCCGCTGCCTCCGGCCGTAGGCCTGACGGCGGCGTGTCTCCGCGTCCTGCTCCTGCACGGTATCTTCCGCCGGGGCGGGATCGCTCTCCGCGCCGCCTGCACCGTTTCCATCGGGTGCGGGAGCACTCTCCGGCTCCTGCACGTTCTGCTCTGTGCCGGTGTTTCCGGTGTCAGTGTCTGCGTCCGCTGCGGGCATATCGTCTTCCACGCCAAAGGCGCGGGCGAATTCTTCCTGTGTCAAACTCATGTGTTCCTCCATGTTTCCGCTCTCGGTGCGAAAGCGCCCCTTTTCCGCCGGGGCCAAGCGAAATGTTCCGGCCGTGCCGGTAAGTGTTCCGCTTTTTCCGGTTAACATCCGTTTTTCCGGAAAATATGCGCGTAAGCGGCCTTAAATCTGCGAATCAGGCGGCCTTACTTGTTCTTCTTGGCGGTGCCGCCGCTGGTGCCGGTACGCAGGTCGTTGCCGCTGTAGCGCACGTTGCCCTTGGGGGCGGGCGCAGCCTTGGCGCAGGGTGCTTCCACCCGCTGGCTGCCCACGTTGGCGATCTTGCCGGCATAGCCGCATGTGTTTTTCTTCATGTGTCCTTCCTCCTTTCGTGGGTATTAGGGTTTTTCCCGCTGTCCCCAAGCGAATGAATGTCATGTGTAGAGGCTTCGCGGCTCCGCCGGACACCCGACTTGCGTTCGGGATGCCCGGCATGAAAGAAAAGAGGAGGATATCCGGAGCGGGGAGTGCAAACCCGCCCGGCGCAGCCGCGAAACTGGTCTATGTGAAGATTCTTTGCCTGGCCCTTGTAGCGGATGCTCCAGCGAAAGGCCGGTCGCCCTGTTGCGGTGCCCAAAATTTCCGCGCTGCCTTGCGGCGGACGCTTGAAATTTTGACCGCTGCCACTCGCTCACCTCGCTGTATCCGCCACAGGCGGCGCTCGGATCGCTCCCCCGGCGCAGCCGCGAAGCCGCGTGTTATTTTTCGGTATCCTCCGGCACCTCCGCCTCTTTAGCCCTTGTCAACCGCCGGTCATAGCGACCGCAGCGCTTATTACGGCAGACGTACTCCACGCTTTCGGTGCCGTCAGGCCCGGTGACCACCTGATAGATCATCATTTCCAGTCCGCATTCCGGGCAGGTCATACCATGCCGCCCCCTTCCATCATGGCGGCGTCCATAGCAGGCGCCGCGTTCATACCCATGCCGCCCGCCTGCACCGGCACTTCGGCCATGGCTTGCTGCTGTTGGGCGGCGGCCTGCTGCTGGCGTTCCAGCTCCTCCTCGAAGCTGCGGCGCATGTCCGCCGCCAGCGGATAGCGAAGCTTCTCCATCTGCGTCCAGAACCGCAGCAGGGATGTCACCTCGTTCACCGGCCCCATGGCGCCCTGCTGGAAGTTCATCCGCGCTTCCTTCCACAGAGCCTGCCGGTCGGTGGCCAGCGGCGCGGCGCTGTCGCAGCTGAACAGAAAATCGGTGTTATACTGCCACTCCCCTGCTTCATCCTGATACAGAAAATCGTGGCGGTCGAATACCAGATACTCCGTCTCCCCGTTCTCATTGGACTTGTGGAGCCAGCGGGGCTCCTCACAGTAGGCCAGAAAAAACTTGAAGATCACCTCGAACAAATCCTGATACATGGCCCGCTTCATCACTCGCTTGCTCTCCAGGCGGCCCGCCGCCTGCTGGGCGCTGAACTCCTTGGCCACGGCGCTGGTGGCGGTGGGATCCTTCCGGCCCTGCAGGCTGTCGGTGATGCCGATTGTCTGCCGAGCCTCCTCATAGACCTGTGCCCGCAGCGCCAGATCCATGTTGATATCCACCTGCGTGTTAAACGTATGGATCATCTGCATCTTGTTGGGACTGTCCACCCGCACGATCCGGTTGTCCTGATCGTTCACGATCGACACCCCGTCCCTGGGCAGCGTGGTGAAGCTGCCGCCGCCCAGCACCTTGGTCTTGATCTTGGTGGACAGCTGGTTCATGGTGTTCTGCTGGTCGGCGATGGCGTCAATGTCGCTTGAGCCCAGAAATCGCCCGAATTTACTGACATTCTTCCGCACCACGATGGGATACACATCCGGTTTGTAATAGGGAATGCGGGTGGGAACCATTACCGGCATGTACCGCACCGCCGCCGGGCCGTTCACGGCTCGCAGCTGCGGCAGCACTCCCGCACCGTCCGTCAGCGGCTCCAGCGCGGGCTGGCCGAATTCGTCCCGCTGCTCCGTCATGGCGGGGATGGTGGTGCCATTCTGCGTGACGATATCCTCTGTCAGCTCCTCGTACTCCTCCACCTCCACGGTAAACTTGGTGCTCTGGCAGTATCGGCAGCGGTGGCCGTCTCCCACCTCGCCGCAGGCGGCGCATTTCTGTACCCGCCGCACCTGATAGTCCTCCAGATCCTCCACCACCGTGTCGTTCACCCAGCGGTAGCGGCCGATTCCGCCCTTGCCGTTGCGGTAGTAGCAGGTCACCAGCGTCACGATCTCGCCGCTGTTGTCGGCGCTGTCGCCCAGTCGCCGGGCGTCGGGGTCGGATTCATTCTCGTTCTCCTCCAGCGCCACGCCGAAGGCCTCTCTGATCTGCCGCCGGGTGGCGGGCGATTCCAGAAAGATCCAGTCCATGTCCGCCACCTGACTGACGTTGGCCTGAGGGATGATCCCTCTGGGGTGCATCATCGTTACCCGCAGGTCGCCCATCCAGTCCTTGCCGCTGATGCCGTCCTGCCAGTCCACCAGCAGGCCGTGGCCGCCCTGCACGGGGCTGATGCGCTCCCCTTCATCGTTGAGCCGCTCAAAGGGTAGCTTGTCGATCACGTTCCGCAGCAGGTTCTCCACCACGTCCGCCAGATGCTCGTCCTCCTGCCGGATGGCCGTCACCTTGGGGGTGGGGATATCACTCTCCACCTGCGCCTCCACCAGCTCAAAGGCCACGTTCCGCACGTGGCTAGCCCGGCCCGCTTCTGCTTTGGCACCGTCCGGCCGGTAGATGGTGGGATCGCCGTCGTAGATACTCTCCCGCTTCCCCATCCGGTCAAGCTCCGGCTGTATGGCCTCCTTGGCCGTCTCCAGCCTGTCCTGCCATTGCCGCAGCTTCCGCAGTTCCTCTCGTTTCATGTCCATCCTCCTCAAAATTCCCGGCCGCCACCGGAAAGCATCGTCTCGTAGCCGTCGGCGGCGTCCTCGTCCTCGCTGCGCTCTATGCGCTCCAGCATACCGTTCAGCATCCCAAGGGCTTTCAGGCAGCCTTTAGAGTCAAATTGCCAGTCTCCGCTCTCAATGTAGTCCCGCATATTGCTGTCCCATTGCAGCACCGGCGTGGCGGCAGCGCACCGCTCATACACCCGCCACACCTCCACCGCCAGCGAGTGGCGGGTGATACCCAGGCTGTCGAATTCCTCCTTCAACAGCGCGTCCCGATATTCCCGCACCGCCGGGTCTTTCATCAGTCTGCTTGCGGTCTGGGCGGCGCTCTTTTCGCTGTATCCGGCCCGGATGGCGGCCCTAGTGCCGTTCATGTCCACCAGCCACTCCCGCACGAAGCGTTTCTGCTTGTCTGTGATGGCCTTTTTCACTTCCTCCGCCACGCTGCCACCCTCCCCTCCGTCAGTTGATTACATTTCGTTATCATAATTCTGACACAGGTAGCCCCTCCGTTATCACAGACTTTCCGTAGGTAGCAAAAATCCCGGAAGCCGCGCCGCAGCGCAGTTTCCGGGAACTTTATCTTGCAAAAGACCGTCAGTTATCACAAAATGACGCTCCGTCACCACCGCTCATAGAAGCTTTTTCGCATGGTATACAGCATACTCTCTGAAATGGCATGCTCCATTGCGATAGACGTAATGGAACGGCTGGTAGTCATGACTTCAAAAAGGGCATGTTGATATGCACCTGCGACCTGCTCGCAGATGTAGCGTATCTTCTCCTGCACCCAAACCGGCTGTGACCGCCAGTCCAGACAAGTGTAGCGGATCAGCCCCTGTTTTTCTTCCGGCAGGTCGACCCCCCGCAGCTTCTTAAATGCCATCGTC